AACATTTAACTTGACGTTCGTACCGCGCTTGACGAGGTTGCAGAACTGCGCCGCGTTGTAGAGGCTGGGATGACCGTTGCAACTGCAGCACCAACCACAACTAAGTTCCGATCACAGGGTGAGTTCGTAAAGGCTATGGTTGACGGCGACGAAGACGCAAAGATGCTAGCGCGTGACGCTTCAACTTCTGCAGACACTGTTGCTTACCCACCGTTCTACGGCTACATCGACACACTGATCCGCAGCAACCGTCCAACCGTTGAGGCTTTCTCACGCGCTGCACTTCCAGCTGCAGGTCTTACTGTTGAGTACGCAAAGATTGACTCAAACACTCTTGCAGTAGGTCAGCAAGACCCAGAGAACGAAGCACTATCATTCGGTAACCTAACCTTTGACACTGTTTCAACTCCAATCAAGACCTACGGTGGTTACACCTCTGTTTCACGCCAGTACATCGAGCGTTCAAACATCAACACTGTAAACACTGTTTTCGAAGCGCTAACCCAGCAGTACGCAAAGGCAACAAACGCAGCCCTAGTTGCTGCTCTTGCTGCGCTTTCATACACTGGTAAGACTTTCGATGCTGATGGTGGAACCGCTGCTTCACTTGCAGAGGGTATCGCTAACGGTGCTGCTTACATCTACGAGAACACCGGCCTACGCCCAGAGTTCATTTTGGCTGACCCAGACGCTTACGTAAACATCGTAAAGGTTGCAGGTTCAGACGGCCGCCCAGTCCTACGCACTGACGGCGCTGGCGTAAACAACATTGGTTCTGCAAACATTCCGGGTCTATCTGGTTCTGTTTTCGGTCTACCAGTGATCGTTGACCCAGCACTTGCATCAGGTACCGTTTACATGGCTAACTCTGCTGCTGTTATCACTATGGAGTCTGCTGGTTCACCAGTACGTCTAACCTCTGGTGACGTAACAACCCTGACTGATGACCTATCAGTTTACGGTTACTTGGCTATTGCAGTGCCACGTTTTGCTGCTCTAGTTAAGTTGGATGTAACTGCGTAATAACGAAATTAGGTAAACCCATATGGCGCTGACCATCTCGCTGGCTGACTTCCAAGCATACGTTGGAACCGATGAAACCGGTGACTTTATTAACTCCTGCCTAACCGCAGGACACGCATTGGTAGATCGTTACCAAGGCTCTGTCACCACCGTACCGTCACAGGTACACGTTCAAGCGGTTCTAATTTGCGCTTCGGAACTCTACCACAGACGGTCAGCGCCTAATGGCGTTGCACAATTTGCGAGCATGGATGGTTCACCTATTCGTGTGGCCAAGGATCCGATGAACGCTGTTTACCCTCTACTGATGCCATACACCGGTATTGCAGTATGAGTGAAATAAATGACGCAAAGGTACAGTTCAAAACTGACCTAGTAGCGGCAGGATTGAATGTTCTGGAGTATGTTCCAGAACGCATCACGCCGCCAATCGTTATCGTAAACGCTGCATCACCTTACATTCAATCAGCCGAGTTCGGAGAGTACACTCTCGGCCTTGAACTTGTTCTAGTTTCATCAACAGCCACAAACAAAAAGGCAACCGAGAACCTAGATCAATTGATTGAGGATGTAATCAACGCCATCAAACCGTTGACTTACGCCCGCATTACTTCGGTAAACCAGCCTTACAACTTGCAAACAAACAACGCCGAATACCTTGCAACAAACATTTACGCACAACTAGCAATCACAATTTAGAAAGGTCGCCCGTAATGGCAGCTTCAACACGCATCAAGGCAAGTAACATTGTCTTCAAAATCAACACAACTGATTATGCATGCGACGCAAACATGGTAGAACTTACCCTGGACGATGCCCCGGGCGATGTTCAGACATTCTGCGAAGTTCGCGTTGGTGGTCAGTGGACTCTCTCACTAGAGGGAATCACATCAGGTGAGGACACAAGCCTTTACCGCGTTCTATGGGACAACTTCGGTTCAGAAGTAGCGTTCACTATTGCGCCTAATGGCAACGCAACTCCATCTGCAGATCAGCCACACTACAAGGGAACTGTAATTTTCGACCAGTTGCCGCCGCTTTCATTGACTTCAAACGAAGTTTCAAAGTTCGCTGTTGCACTAACTGTAAAGAACACCCCACACACCCCTGCATCAGACATTTACTACGGTGTAGAAATCGACACAACCGCGTAATAATGTCTAACGCGTCTGGCATCAAGGTCAAAGGCTACAAGGCAGGAATCAAAGCCTTGCAAGCCATCGGTGTCCCTAACGATGAAATCAAAGCTGCTGGAAACAGAGCCGGAGAAGTAGTCGCAAGAGAAGCCCGATCCTTGGTGCCAGTACGCACAGGTAAACTTCGCAACAGCATCAAAGTAAATAACGCGCTAAAGAATGTCACAATCAAGGCAGGTAATGAGCGTTCTATCCCTTATGCGAACCCTATTCACTGGGGTTGGTTCAAGCGCAACATTAAGCCGCAGCCGTTCTTTGTAAAGGCTTTGGGCATAACAAGGGATGAAGTTTACCAAAACTATTACCGGACACTTGATACACTTATTGCATTCCACTCCACGAAAGGCACAGAAGAATGAACGACAACTTTTTAGAAAGTTTGACACTTGACGAAGTTGAAATGATTGAAAACTTGTCAGGTATGCCAATTGAAAAACTTATGGCAAAAGGTGAACTAAAAGGCAAGCCAGCAAAGGCAGCTCTTTTTGTAGCCAAGCGGAGAGTTGACCCAGATTTCAAAATGGAAGATGTTGGCAAGATAAAGTTTGCAGAAGCCTTGGAGTTGTTTCAAGGAGTCGACGAAGACCCAAAAGGTTAAAAGAGCAACAAGCCAAAAGGAAGGCTGAGTTCTGTATGGTGACAAAGATGTCGCCGTCAGAGTTCAAGCAACTTACTTTGGTGCAGTACCTGGCATTCTTGGATGCCATCAAACAAATGAACGAGGTTGAACAGTGAGTCTAGTACTAGGCGTTGAAATCATTGGTGAGTACAAACAACTCACCGCAGCGACTAACGGCGCACAAAAACAACTAGGCACTTTCAACGACAAAGTAACCAAGGCTTCAAAGGCTATGAAGTCTGCCTTAGCATCTATTGGTATTGGCTTATCGTTCAATGCTGCAATCAACGCGTTCAGTGACCTAACTAAAGCCGCTATTGACGACCGCAAGTCGATGGAACTTTTGGCTATCGCTATGCGTAACACTGGCAAAGCAAACAATGAACAAGTTGCAGCTGCAGAAAAAGCCATTGGCAAGATGCAGTTTCAGGCAGGTGTTGCAGATGACAAACTTCGCCCCGCTTACCAGAAACTCTTTATTGCAACTAAAGATGTAACCCGTTCTAACGAACTTTTGCAGATAGCACTTGATGCTTCGGCTGCCACTGGCAAAGACCTGGATACAGTTAGCCAGGCGATGGCACGATCATTGGCTGGTTCAGATGTTGCCCTAAACAAACTTATCCCTAGCCTGAAAGGTTCTAAGAACCCGATTGAGGAAATGGGCAAAGCCTTTGCGGGTGCGTCTGCAGAAGCCGCCAAACTTGACCCTTACAAAATGCTTGACACAATTATGGGCGATGTTCAAGATCGTATCGGTGCTGGCTTGCTACCAGCGTTGGATAAGTTATCCCGCTGGATGTCATCAGATGACGGCGTTGGAACAATTAACGCAGCTACTGCTGAAATGCAGATTTTCTTAAACAAGATAAATCTGATAATTGACGGTGCTGGCATTCTTACTACTAAAATGGCTGGACTCTTTAAGACCATTACTACTGGGCTAAAGGTTGACGGGATCAACGCATGGTTCGACATGGTTCTTGACAAGATAAACAAAATCTTGAACCCTTTGCAGAACATGATTGACCTTTTGGCTGGTGTTGGTGCGCTACTTGGTGCAGGGCAACCTAGTTACTCTTTGCCTAATGTTCCGTCATCTACTCTTGACCGAGTAGCTGCCAACTCTGGTATTACATCTATCAAGCCATCTACATCCTCTAAGGGTGGAACTACTATTGTTCAGAACATTAAGGCAACTCAGTCTGCTTCACAGATAGCTGCGACTACTGCCAAGTTTGCTAAGACTTCAGGAACTCAGATTCTTCGTGGCGGTCGCTAATGGCAGTCATTCAAGACTTTGACATTAAGCAGGATCTAAAGGTCGAACTGTTTATACCAGACCCAGACGCTAACATTTTTGTTCTTGGTTTGTCTTTGCTTGGTGGTGATGATGTTTTAGGTGGAGTGAATAACTTTATCCTTGGGCAGTCGCTACTGGGTTCAACAGATGTTTTGGGTACAGGTTCAGCGTATGTTTGGTTGCCTGTTGAAGCGGACACTATTTCAGCCGATTTTGGTATTGGTGGACAAATTCAAGACGCAACCTATTTCCAACCTAATGCTGGCGATGCTCGTATTTCTTTGCAGTCTTACGAATGGGATCCTAATGTAAA